TCCGGGCCGACTGGCGGTGTTCAAGGCAGGCACCGGCTTCACCGAAGTGGACGGCTATGTCACCACGACGGGCAAGTCTCCGTGCGCTGTCGTGGACGAGTACCTGCCGAGTGCCGGCGTTCCGGACGGATCGTACTTCTGGGTGGTTGTCGATGGTCCGGTTTCGGGCCTGACGTCTCTGGCGGGCGACGCCACGAACGTGATCACCGAAGCGAATCCGATCGTGGCTCTGACGGCGGCGACGTCTCAGGCGACGACTGCCGGGCGCATGGCGGAAATCTCGACGTTCGCTGCGTCGACGCATCTCGGATCGGAACTGCTCGGCGTCATTGGGCGTGCGTTGTCTGCGAAGACGACGGCGCAAACGAACGGCGCTGTGCGGATTTGGTTCAAGGGTGTCGGCTTCTGATATCCAGGCGATGCTGTCTCTCTGAGACGGCTCGGTGGGGTGGGGAGTCGCGTTGGCTCCCCACCTTTTTCATAGCGCCTATGGAGTCCGCGCGATGACATTATCAGCGAGCGAACAAAACTGGCTCCGCACGTCCGTCGCCAATAAGGACATTGCGGACGGCATCGAAGACGAGATAGATGGGACTCGCGCTAAGACATTCGCGGCTGGCGCTACGATTGCGTCGACGGGAATGGTTGGCACGACGACGACTTCCTATGTGGGATTCTTCGGCGTTGGTCCTGTTCAGCAGCGTGCCAGTTCCGCACAGGCTGCGGTGGCGACGACTGCTGCCACCACATCGACGCCGTATGGTTTCGCGCAGGCACAGGCGGACGCGATCGTGACGCTCGTGAACGAACTGCGTGCGGCGATGGTTGCGAACGGACTCATCAAGGGTTCGGCGTGACCTTGGTGTCAGTTTAGCGCTAACGACTTCACCGAGTCGGCTCATCAGGAGAAAGCATGTCCAAGGAACGAGTTCTCAAACTCGGCATCGCTGGGTTTCCGTATGGCGGAAACGGCAGCACGTCATCCGAAGTGCCGGACATCCGGCACTGGATGGCGAAGGTGATGCTGCGTGCGGCGGCGGATCGTCGGATTGATCCGGACATCTGGATCAAGGACTTTTCCGACACGCCAATCACGATGACGCGCAACCGTGCTGTCGTGGAAGCGAAGCAGGCCGGCGTCGATGTGCTGATCATGGTTGATTCGGACATGCGTCCGGACTGTGAACTCGGCAGCGATCCGGAAGCGAAGCCGTTCTTCGAGACGTCGTTCGACTTCATCTACAAGCATTGGGATAAGGGGCCGGCTGTCGTTTGTGCTCCGTACTGCGGGCCGCCGCCCTACGAAAATGTCTACGTCTTCTATTGGAGCACGAGCGAGACGGACGGCCAGAACATTGTTCACAAGTTGGAGATGTATCCGCGTGAGACGGCGGCGGTGATGAAGGACATCCAGCCGTGTGCCGCGCAGCCGACTGGCCTGATCATGTTCGACATGCGGGCGTTCAATCTGACTGATCCGAAGACGCTCGGCACGAAGGATGGCTGGTTCTACTACGAGTGGGCGGACTGCTATGCCGCCGAGAAGTGCTCGACGGAAGATGTGACGGCGACTCGCGACATCTCCATGCACGGCATTCTGGAGTTGGGCTACTCGCCCATCTACTGCAATTGGGATGCGTGGGCTGGGCACTACAAGCCGAAGTGCGTGCGGAAGCCGCGAGTGATCTTCGTGGATCAGATCGGCGACAAGTACAAGAACGCGGTGCTGCGGAACGCTCAGTCGAACATGCGTCGGACGCACTTCAGCAGCAACCTGCCTGCGAAGGAAGAAGTGCAGAAGAAGATCACGTTCGACTTGGGCGAGAACGTGGTGGTGACTGAGACAGCGAAGGACGGAACCTCCGCGTCAGTTTGCTACAGAGCTTGCAAGCCGCGTGAAGACAACTTGGTCCGCGTCGGCGAGATGTTCACGCCGGACATCGATTTGGCGGCGATCGAGAAAGTCGCCCGGATAGCCGGCGAGACAACGAAGTACCGGCCTTTGTTCCTCGAAGTCGGATCGTGGGTTGGCGAGTCGGCGTTGGCGATGCTTCGTGGTTGTCCGGGTGCCCATGTGACGTGCGTGGATACCTGGAAGGGCACGGACGGCGACATGACTGGAGAACTAGCGGCTAAGCATGGCGACGACGTGTGGAAGGCGTTCTGTGAGAACACCAAGGGCCAGCAGATCAGCGCCATGCCGGGCAAGTCGGTGGAGATCGCGAAGTCGTGGGGTCCGGGCGCTACGCCGCGTGATCTGATCTTCATTGACGCGGAGCACACCTATGAAGCGTTGAAGGCGGACATCGAAGCGTGGTGGCCGCATCTGAAGGACGGCGGAATCATGGCGTTCCATGACTATCGGACGAGCCAGTTTCCGGGCGTCACCCAAGCCATCCATGAACGGTTTGGCGAAGCGAATGTGCATTGGGACGGCAGGACGCCTGTCTGTTGGGTGAAGAAGAATGCCTCGGCAACGTGAGCGAATCAAGGCGGCAAAAGTCCGTCAACTCGAAGCCATGAAGGGCTTGATCGAGAAGACGGACAACTCGAAGAACCTGCCGCAACTGGCTGAGTTCTACGAAGCCGTCTTCAAGGCAAAGGGCGGATCGGACAAGGTGGCTCGATTGTTGTGGGAGACGTTCGACAACGCGAGCAATGCCCAGCAGGTCCGCCTTTTGTCGTCGCTCTTGGTTGGCGTGAAGGACTTGTACGATCGTGGGCTGACGAAGAACACGGAAGACATGGACCCATCGTTGATGTCGACGGAGATGATCGACAGTGAGTTGTCAAGTTTCTTGAGTCGCCTCGCACTGGATGACGAGAACGACGATGGTGAAGCGGTTGACGGAGAGTAGCGCGGCGTCTTACACGTCATTTGACGGTAAGGTGGCCGTTGATCCAGCGGACGTGCTGCGGCACGTTTCGCTTGGTGCTATTTCCGACGTTCAGCGGCAGTACCTCAAGTCGCTGATGAATGAGAAGATGCGACGCAAGGTGGAAGCCGCGTCGCTCTACGAACCGCAGCCGGAACAATTGCGGTTCCATAAGTCGAACGCCAAGGAACGCATCCTCAGGGGTTGCATCGCTGGAGAGACGGAAATCTACGATCCAGTGGAGAAGGCGTACCGGCGAGTGGATGAGATCGACAGCGATTTCCACGTTCACGCTTGGGATGGCGAACAGTTGGTTGTCGCTGTCGCTGAGAAGCCGTTCCTGAAGGGTGTCGACGACTTGTACCGCGTCACGCTCGACAACGGCGCGGAGTTCATCTCTACGCTTGCTCATCGCGTGCTGACTCAGGATGGCTGGCTTTCCGTGGGCGACGTTTGCGAACGCCTTCGGCGATGCGAGCCAGTCCTTCTTCCGTCCACTTCGGCACCTTGCCCACCAGTGTCGCGGCGAGATGTTCGGCGTTCGAAGAGAACAGTTCCAGATTCTCAGGCCGATTGTCGTCCTTCACGTCGTTCTTGTGGTGAACAACCTCGTGCGGCTCAAGGTAGCGGCCAAGCATCTGCTCCATCACAAGGCGGTGCTCGCGAACAGTCTTGCTCGCTGTCGCGTAGGGGTGATCAGGGCAGTACACGAGAATGTAGCCGTCAACATCGCGTCTCCGGCCGCCTTTCCACTCAGGATGTCCAGGTCCTCGCTTCGGCCCGCGACTTCGCATTGAGCAACCGATGCGGCGAAGGACTTTGTTCGTCACGACACGGTGCCGTCCAAGTCGGTGGGCGATCGCCTCGACGGTCATTCCGTCCTCTTCGTACCACCGCTTCATGTCGTCCTTCGGCCAGTCAATGTGACGAGGGTCTTTGCAGACAACTCCGTTCCTGCGAAGGACAACGCCGACGCCACTCTGCGTGTAGCCGACACGCTCGCCGATCTCAGACTGAGTTAGTTTCTCCTCAACATACAGCCGCACAATCTCCTGATCTTTCTCACGCGACACGAGTAACCTCCATTGAGTATGTTCGCACAGACAGGTTCTATGACCTGACAGTGCCATACTACGAGTGCTACGAGTGTCGAACAGTAATTCACCACAACAGTAATCGGGCCGGCAAAACGCTCACGGCTTGTGCGGAAGTCGCGTGGCTGGTGACGAATCAGCATCCGTATCTCGACTATCCGAAGAACGGACGCATCATCCTTGTTGGTGAGTCTGAGACGCACATCGCCGAGACGATGTGGCATAAACTCACTCGCGAGTCGCCCAGCCTGCGGATGATCAAGGATGAACAGACGCGGCAATGGCGGGCGTACCGTCCGTGGGAAGACGAGCATCGGAAACACGAATCGCGGCCGATGGGTCCGCTGCTTCCGGAACGTCTGTGGAAAGGAAAGGTTGCCTACGAGGATCGTGGCAAGGACGTTCCGAAGATGGTGCGGTTGAGCACCGGGTGGGACATGATGTTCTGCTCTGGATACTCGAAGCCGCCGCAGGGCGTCGATGTCGACGTGGTGTTCTTCGACGAAGAAATTCCGAAGGACGACTGGTATCGCGAGATGGCGGCACGCCTCGTGGATCGCAACGGGCGGTTCATCTGGTCCGCGACGCCGTTGGCTGCCGCCGAAGCGTTGTGGAACCTGCATCTGCGGTGCGAAGAGTACGCCAAGGGCGACGACGAGCATCCATTGGCGGAAGAGTTCCTGCTGACGCTGGACGGCAATAAGTACATCACGGAAGACACGAAGCGTGAATTGAAGGAGAAGTACAAGCACGATCCGGAGCACTATCGAGTCCGCATCCTTGGCGAGTACCTGATCTCCTCGTTTCGCATGTATCCGACGTTCAACCGGAACCAACACGTCTGCGATCCTGTGGTGATCGGCGACGATTGGGCGCGGTACATGGCTGTCGATCCTGGCAACACGGTGTGCGCCGTCCTGTTCTTCGCGGTGCCGCCTGATCGCAGTCACGTCTACTGCTACGACGAGTTGTATATCCGCAACTGCACGGCGTCGATCTTCGCGGAGAAGGTGTGGCACAAGGTGCAAGGTAAGGCGTTCCAGACATTCATCTCGGACTTTCATGGTTCCGCGAGAATGGAGTCTGGCGGCGAGACGATCGACGAGCAGTACAGCAAGGAGTTGGCAAAGCGGCATATCACGTCGATCTCCACCGGAAGCAACTTCTGGCGGAAGACGGTGCCGGACATTCTTGTGGGCTGCGACAAGGTGCGTGAGTGGCTGAATCCGACGCCGCACGATGGCAAGCCGTTCCTGCTCTTTTATCCGCACGTCGAGCATACACTTGGAGAGATGGAGCGCTATCACAAGAAGCGGCAGAACGGCGTGGCCTTGGATAAGCCGGAACAGTTGGGAATGCACTGCGTCGATGTCGTCCGCTACCTCGCTGTGCATGGCGCTCCGTATGTGAAGCCGTTGGCTGGCAAGAAGCATAAGACGCCAGCACAGATGTACTTGGAGAAGAAGCAGAAGAAGAAGAAGAAGCGAGCCAATGCGGACGGCTCGATTTACCTTTCCGGAACTGGAGTTGGCTGATGGCGGTTTTTGGATTGCGGCATCCGAAGGTGGGTGATCCTGTCGTGTGGTATCCGGACGGCAACACGGAGATGCCGGGCACGCCGGGCGTCGTGGTGTTGGCTGGGCAGAACGCGATCGACATCTGCTGCCACACGGAGCACGGCGCTCACTCGCTGAAGCAGTGCGTGTGGCACGTCAACGATCGGCGGCTGAGAGAGAACGAGAACGTCAAGCGTGCCGGCGGCTGGGACTACGCTCCGTTCTTTCAGGACATCTTCGAACTTCAGGCGTTGCTGAACCAGATTCGCCGGAATCAGGAGAACAACGCCAAGCGTCGTCAGGCACGCAAGGGCGAGCAGGACGTGGAAGTGGATGAAGTGGAAACCGTCGCATCCGGGGCTGACGAATGATTCCTGAACAGGGCGAACTTCCTGATATCGAGAATCCGCTGAAGCCTGTCTGCACGGCATGGCTTCAGAAGGCGAAGTTCGCGCGTCAGGACAAGAAGGATCGCTTCGACGAATGGGCGGACGAAGCGATGGCGTTCTACATCGGCGATCCGAACGCCGTGTGGGACAAGTACATGCTCGGCCACCGGATGGATGGCAAGAAGCGTGACTCTGAAGACCCCTATGTGCGGTTCAAGTTCTGTATCGCCAAGGTTGCGGAGCTGGTCCAGATTTTCGGGCCGACGATCTACCACCGGAATCCGGTGCGGACGGTGACGCCTCGCAAGTTGGTGGAGATTCCACAGGATGTGGTGATCGATCCGGAACTGGCGAACCAGTTGCAGCAGATGGATCAGCAGTTCCAGCAGAATGAACCTCTGCGTCAAAATGCCGCTATGGTCGCCCAGTACCAGGCGATGCAGGCGGCGTATGCGGAGATGCAGCAGGAGTATCAATCGCTGGTGATGAGCCAGCAGAAGGTGGAGAGTCGGGCGCGATCGCGTGCCAAGTTGATGTCGACGTATCTGAACTACACGCCGAACGAGACGGACTTGAAGACGTCGGCTCGGCGATGCACGGTGGAAGCGTTGGTGAAGGGGTGCGGCATTGTCTGGACGGAACTGTATCGTCCGAATCCGAACTCGCACGCGATCATCGGTTCGTTCTATGACACGATCGATAATCTCTACCTTGATCCGGATGCTGACGTCATTGATGACTGCCAGTGTGCCTTCCGGAAGTGCGTCGCTCCGGTATGGCGTCTGGCGGAAGAGTACGGCATCAGCGAAGAGTACCTTCGAAAGAAGGCCAAGGTGCAGTCGAAGAACGGACTGGCAGAGACAACGCCGCCGGCCGTCGACGCAGATGAGTACGAGGAGAACAAGGGGCAGACAAACGATCTTGTGACGTACTACAAGGTCTACTCGAAGATGGGCTTCGGCGATCGACTGTCCGGCGTGACGGCGAAGTACGGAGACACGCTGCGGCGGTTCGGCGAGAACATCTACCTTGTGCTGGTGGAGGGCGTGCCGTTTCCGCTGAACCTGACGAGCAAGCGTCTGGTGGCGGCGATGGAGAGCGAGGAAGCGTTCGACGACGCTTTGTCTCGCGTGCAGTGGCCGGTGCCGTTCTGGTTGGACGGAACGTGGCCGTTCACGCTGCTGTACTTCCATGAGATTCCGAACTCCGTCTGGCCGATGAGCCATATCCGGCCGGCGTTGCCTGAGTTGAAGTTTCTCAACTGGGGGCACTCGTTTGTCGCGGACAAGTGCCAGCAGACGGGCCGATCGATTCTCGCCACGAAGAAGTCGCTGGACGAGGAGAAGCGGAACGAAATCGAGAACGGGCCGGCGTTCACCTGCATCGAGTTGTCGGAG